AGTCAAGAATTCAAGCCAAACATGGATGGTGGGAACTACATCCAGCAGGCTTATTTGCATGTCAAAACTCTGCCAGAATTTACTGGCGCTGAAGATTGTTAAACCAAAGCCCAAGTGGATTCTTGGGCAATACTAGGAGAGCATCATGTTGGAAAAAGTAACCGCAGTTGATCGCATTGAAGTCATTGAAAACGGCTCAATTCAAGTTCGCACCAAGACCGCCATCAAAGAAGATGGCATTGAAATTAGCAGTAAATTTCACCGCCACGTTGTCGTGCCTGGTGCTGACGTAAGTGGTGAAGATGCCAAAGTGCAAGCCATTGCCGCATCTATTCACACACCCGCAGTAATTGCTGCATACGAAGCTGCACAAGGAGTCTGACATGGCCTCTAATTCACAAATTGCATTTGCCCCACTTGGTCAAACAGTTGTTATTCCAGCGGCTGCTAGTGCTCCTACTGGCGTTCAAGCACTGGTTGATTCACGCTTTGATGGTCAAGGCACAGGTCAATACCGCATCATTAACTCAAGTGCAAACACGGTGTTTCTGGGTGTTGGAAGCACGGCTGCAATTGCTACGGCAAATGCTGTTGCGCCCACTGCTGGTTCACCTACTGCCGCCATAGTGTTAGCTCCTGGTGCTGTTGAAGTTTTGCGTTTCCAGCGTGAATCATTCTTTAGTGGTTTGGCATCTGCCGCCTCTACTGTCTACATCGTGCAGGGCGAGGGCATTTAATGCTTGAGGATACCGACACACGGCTGGCGGTTCATGAGGCGGTTTGTGCTGAGAGGTACACCGCCATTGAAAAGTCCTTTGAATCAGGTTCACATCGCATGACCCGCATTGAGTATTTGCTTTATGTGGTGATTGCGGCTGTGTTGCTCGGTCCAGGCTTTGCTGGCGAGTTGGTCAAAAAAATCATAGGCTTGTGAGCAATGGATGCTTTGGCTTCTTCTGCCATTGTTTCTGTTAGCAGGAACTTCAGAAAAAGTCGAGTACCGTTGTGTAAGGTGGGCGTGGACAGGTGATGTTTACAACCGCAAGGTTGTTTGCCTTGAATGGGTAAAGGTTGTAAGGAAATGATTGACCCCATAACAGCGCTTGCAGGATTACAAAGTGCAATCAGCGTAGTCAAAAAAGCCAGTAAGGTCGCAAATGATCTGGCTGGTTTAGCCCCGTCTATCGCCAAGATGTTTGACGCTAAGAGTGTTGCAACAAGGGCGATGGTGGAAGCCAAGCGTTCTGGCAACAAATCAAACTTAGGCACTGCTCTACAGATCGAGATGGCCTTGGATGAGGCCAAACGGTTTGAGGCTGAATTGATGCTCTTGTTTCAGGCTACAGGCCGTGCAGACGTGTGGCAGAAGATTAAACAGCGCCAGCAACAGATGGACATTGAAGATGCCCACTTAGCTAGGCAAGCCAAAGCAGAAGAAAAGAAAAGAAAAGAAGAAGAAGAAGAATACATGGCATGGGCGGTCGGGGTTGTTGTGATCGTAATGCTTCTTGGTGCAATTGGCTGGGGGATTGCTGAGATACAAGATTTCTGTGCCAAGACAAGGTGTGGTCGGTGAATGAGTACCAAAAGCAATTTGACCTATTCCTTAAAGTCTTTGTCAGGCTGTGCGTGGCTTGGTGGGTGCTTGGCCTACTCCCCTACCTACCTGATGAGTTGGCTTCAAAAATCGTAGATAAACTTCTTGGAATGATTGGACTTTAAATGCTGACACTACTCTCAACCCTTATTAGTTTCTTGATGGGCGGCTTGCCAAAACTCTTGGATTTTTTCCAAGATAGGGCAGATAAAAAGCATGAACTAGACTTAGCCCAGATGCAGATTACCCGTGAGTTAGAACTGCGTAAAGCGGGGTTTGAAGCACAGGAAAGAATTGAACACATCAAGTCAGAGCAGTTGGCTACTGAGAGCGCAGCCAACACTACTCAAGTTCTGATTGGCGCACAACAAGCTGAGATGCAAGCCATCTATGCCCATGACACAAGTTTGAATGAAGGCACTAGCGAGTGGATGAAGAACCTTAGAGCAAGTGTTCGCCCTGTCATTACTTACGGCTTCTTTTTCTTGTTGCTGTTTGTGGATGTTGGCTTGTTTGCTTATGGTTGGAATCGTGGTGTGCCATTCACCGAGTTGGCTGAAATGTTGTGGGACTCTGACACCCAAGCCCTATTTGCTTCAATCATTGCTTTCCACTTTGGTGGTCGGGCTTTTGGCAAATGAACATCAGCCCTAAAGCTATTAAGATGGTGATGCATCACGAGGGCGTGAGGCAGAATCCCTATAAATGCCCTGCAAAGCTGTGGACTGTAGGGGTGGGTCATGTGATGTTTCCAGAGCAAGGCAAACTCAAGATAGATCAGCGGGATGCCTTTGTGCCACCGCCAGAGGCCATGCGTAAACACTCAATGGAGGAAGTAGATGCAATACTTAGGGCAGACCTTACTAGGTTTGAGAAAGGCGTGGCTACTTATTGTCCTGTGCCTCTTACTCAAGGACAGTTTGACGCACTGGTTTCATTTTCTTTCAATGTAGGGCTTGGCACACTCCAGAGGTCAACCCTGCGCCAAAAGGCACTTAGGGGTGACATGGAGGGCGCTGCCGAGGAACTTCTAAAGTACTGCATGGCTGGCGGCAAAGTTCTCAAAGGCTTACAAAAGCGCAGAATTGACGAGCGAGCCTTATTTCTGAGTTGAGTTCTGGCGCAAATGTTTGCCTGTCAAACGCATAATCCAACAAGATTGGCAAATCCATTTATGCCCCATATCAACTCCACCCTCTGGCGGCTTGGTCTCATCACATTTATTACAAGTTCGTAATCTGTGAACAGGCTGATTGCCGCCTAATTCGATTGGGTACATTGCCACTCTCTTTCACTTCTGCCTGAGTTTGATTTGACTGTTTTGCCTGTCAGTTCAATCAAGCCCATTATTTTCATTTCGTTGAGCCGCCTAGCAACTTGATTGCTGTCCAAGTTGGTACAAGCTGAGATGCCATCTTTACCTAGTGGCCCATGTGTTTGGAGACATTCAAAGATTGTCTGATGGTGCTGGGTAGCAGATTCTTTGATTGAATCTGCTGCCTGAAACGATGTTAGGGGATCATTTGCCCTTACTCTTGGGAATTCGGGCATGGCGAAAATTTTCTTAAATGCGTCTTTATAGTCCATGATATTTCCTAAATAGTTGGGCTACTCGCTGCGTCTGTGCGTAATCAGAGGCTTTTGATCGCAACTGGCACAGCATCCGCTTTCACCCGTTAATCAAAAGGGGATATCTTCCCCGTCATCCTTTGGCAAGCCTTTGTAGTCATCTTTGGGCTTTGGTTCATTCATATATGCCCAACCATTCCATCCACCATCTATCAGCGGAATCATGTCAAGTTTGAGCATTGGCCCGTTCTTGGTCTCAATGACCGAGCCAATGGTTTGGTAGCGTGATTTCTCTTGACCATCTTTGTTCGTGTACTTACCTGACACGATGGTGATTTCATAGAGTTTTTTAGACATTTTTTAGTTCCATAAGTTGAGCAATTTTGATATCAAGTTCGTTTAAGAATTTGACCACTTCATCTTCCATTTGCTTGATGAACTCGTTATCCCGTGGGACTCGTTTCACAAACAATTGAAGTTCATCGGGTAGGCGATTGTCGAAGCTGACAAAATCGCACCACTGCCGCCCTGTGCAAGCCATCTGAAACTGCATCTGGGTGTTGTACTTGCCTGGCACACTTTGGGACAGCAAAGTCTCAATGTGCGTGGCTGTGTTGGGGCATTTGATTTCTAAGAGGCCATCCTCACCCACCAAACCATCAGGAGAAGCACCAGCCATGATTATTGAGGGATGGGGTACAAACCCCACTTCATCAACCAAAACATCCTGTAAAGCCTCATAAGCGGCTCTGGCAAGGGGTTCTGTGTCTGTGCCGTGTTGCATGGCAGCATTGGTGAAACTCTCACCCTTTTGACCTGTCAGGCGTTCGCACACCAACTGAGCCATGTAGTTGTCACGGGTTGCTGAATACCCCGTCTTAGTCTTGGCGATCACATCAGCCACACGGGAAGCGGTGACTTTGCCAATGCGAATGGTGAACCATTCTTCCGACCCTTGATCCATCATTTCAATCATGATTTCATTCCTTTTATGTAAACGCTAAAACTGTCTAAAGTGTCTTGACCAAAGGCGGTCATCTTCTGAATTTCTTTTGCCACTTCATCTAGCACTTGATTGCGCTGTGATGGTGAGACAAACACATCGTAGTGATAGGGCTGACCAGTTCGCATGACGTTCTCATGCTCAATGCGGTCGAATTCGTCATCCTCGGGTGTTTTCATATCGTGCATCCTTCGTGAAATTGTCTCTTTGCTCTTAAATAAGCATTGTGAGCATCTAGTGGTGAAGAAAAAACACCAATGTGTTTTAGTTTTTTATTAATACGAATACTTGAAGTCCATCTACCATCGCTTACATAATGTGCGCCAAGAATTCCGCTTTTGTTGTTTTTTCGTGGTTTGACTACATTTTCAACATTTGTTTTATGTTGAACTGAACGCAAATTACAAAGTCTGTTGTCTGATGGATTCCCATTTATATGGTCAATGTCATACAAAGGAAATTCTCCATATGTCATTTTCCAAATAACTCTATGAACACGATACATTTTGTATGCTACTTTTACATTCATGTATCCACTTGCATGATTGTGTCCAGCAAGTTTGTTTGCTACTTTACGAGGCGCATTTTTTGACCAACGCAATTCGCCTGTGTTTTTGTCGTAAACAAACAATTCATTAAAATTAATTTCTTCATCTGTTTTCATAGTTTGGCCTTTGCTTTGTCTTTGGCTGCAATCACTTTCTTTTGCCATTCAGAATCACCATTGCAAGCGGCATAAGCGGCTTTGTAGGCGGCTTTTAATTGATCTTGGTCGGTAGATGCCTCAATAGCCGCCAAGTGGTCTACAAGGGCGCTTTCGTTCACTTGAGGTTTACGGCTGGCTGTGTTGCCATCGTCATCTTCTGGTGCAATGCCGCAAGCCGCCATCAAGGAATATCTACGGGCATAAGTCAAAGCCGAGCCAAAACCTTGGGCATCGTGTTTGTTAGCCGGAACAAATAACTGTCCACAGTTTAGGGATTCACCAGACTCATGGAGAAAGATGGTTTCAATAATCACCCCATCTGGCGATGGTTGGTTCTGCTGAATCAGGGCAATGCCGTTGTTGTTCAAGGAATCAATGACTGCCTCAACGCAAGCTGACAAGTCTGCATAGCGTGATTTGAAGTGAGGGTTTGTTGAGGACTTGAGCGCAGGGCCGAAAGCCTTTTGTGCTTTGACTAATGCTGTTGCAATGTTTTTCATGATTGTTCCTGTGAAAGTTCGATTTGCAAATGTTTAAGTTCTTCAGCGGTGATGTTGATTAAGTAGCAAAGGCTGCGGATTTTTCCTTGAAGCATCCCGACTTGATAGGCCAGGCGATCCCGTGGGTCTTGTCCCTCATAGATGCTGGCGGCATTTTGTGCCACTTCATTGATGATGTAGTCTGCGTTCATGATTCTTCCTTTAAATAGGCCGTGAGGCGTTTGATTCGGTCGGAGTGGTACTCACCCATGCGCTTGGCATATTCTTGGGCGCTGAGAGCCTCTAACAGCTTGCGTTGTGCCATTTCAAGTTCTTTAGCAGCCAACTCTTTTGGTGATGGCAAACGGAAATAATCTTTGAATTTTTCAATCATGCTTGTCTCGCTTTCAGCATTGCATCTGCGTATTGGTACGATTTGCCTCCAACAAACTCCACTGTTGTTGTGAATCTGTTATCAGCACGAGCAATAATTGCTTGCATAGCTTTAGCCGCAAAGTAGTCACGTAAGGTCATGCCTCTGTCAGTTCCAAACTTCTCATGAAATTCATTTTTAATTGCATCAGCTTGTGGAAATGCTGGTATGTTCATGTTCAACCCCTCCATGCCAGCATTACGCCCCAACCACCAAAGATGATGATCGCTAATGTCCATTCGACAATTGTTGTGATGATCTTAGATTTCATTTTGTTCCTTTAGCATACGAGCGTGGTGAATCTTGGTTTCAGAAACAATGCGTTCAAATTCGGGTGAAGGTAGATCGCAAGAAATGTCATCACCCTTTTCGCTAAAGACAAACACATCGTAGATTTCTGCTGAGTTGTGGTCATATGGCAGATTGAATTCTGCTGGGTAGTAGTCATACCCAACCTTGACTTTCTCAAGGGTTGTGCCATCGTCATAAGTGACGAACTCATCAAAGTGGTAGTGAAGTTTGTAGTCAATCATTTGCTCTCCTAAATAGACCCCGAGAAGTTCAGGGCATGGGTGAATTATAATCTAGCTTATTAAGTCATCAACAATTATTTTGTAAGTACTTTCCCTAATGTTGCTTTTTTGCAATTGGCTATAATCTTCCTTATGGACAAACAAAAGTTTATTGCACTAGCTGGCTCACAGAGTGAGCTTGCCAAGCTGTTGGGCATAAAACAACCCGCTGTTGCCCAATGGAAGGCTGTACCAATAGCAAGAATTTGGCAATTAAAGTTGCTGAAACCTGAGTGGTTCGTTTAAGATTGTTTGAAACACGGCTAGGTCTGAAGTCATGAGCAGACCGAAAAGAGTTACCTCCCTCTCCTGCCGCAGTTTCTTTTAAGGGAGTATGAAAAGGCGAGCTATGCATTACTACCAATTTCACATTGGTGACTACATGAGTCACACCAGGCATCTTTCATTGATGGAAGATTTGGCCTATCGCAGACTTTTGGATTACTACTTTTTGCACGAACAACCAATAAAGCACAGAGATGCTGC